AGATGGCAACACGTAAGGCTATTACGCTGGTAAGTGGTTTATTTCAAGAGGTCAATACTCCTACAGATAAATTAGACTTCGCTGGTAACACTACAGCCGATCTTACTGAAAATACAAATTTATATTATACAGATACAAGATCAAGAGCAGCTATCTCTGTCACTGATTCTGGAGGAGATGGAAGTCTTGGATACAATAATTCCACAGGTGTAATCACATATACAGGTCCATCATCTAGTGAAGCTAGAGCACACTTCAGTGTAGCTAGTGGTTCTGGATTAACTTATAATTCTGGAACAGGAGAGTTTGGTACCAGTGCAATACCTAATGGTCAACTGGCAAATTCTTCATTAACGATAGGAAGCACAAGTGTTTCTTTAGGAGCTACTCAAGGAACTTTTGCAGGATTAACTTCTTTAGCTTCAGGAACTTTGATAGCAGGAGTAGAGGATGCAGCCAATGCTATTGAGATTGGAAGTGGAAATATTATATTTGAAGGATCGACTGCAGATGCAAATGAAACAATACTTACTGCAGCTGATGCCACAGGTGGTGATAAAACTCTTACTCTACCAAATGAAACAGGAACTATATTATCAACTGCGTCATCAATTGCTAACAGTAATTTAGCTAATTCATCAGTAACTATAGGAAGTACAAATGTTTCTCTTGGAGCAACAGCGTCAGATTTAGACGGTTTAACTTCTATTGGAACTTCATTACTCAAAGTTCCAAATACTGCTGCTTCAAATTCAATAAGGATTCAAAGTGGATCTATAGTTTTTGAAGGATCTACAGGTGATACTCATGAGACATTTTTAACAGTAATTGATCCAACTGCTGACAGAACAATTACATTTCCTGATGCAGGCGGAACAGTTGCGTTATTAAGCTCACTTAGTATTGCATCAGGATCAGGATTAACTTATAACTCAAGTACAGGAGAATTTTCAACCAATGCTATCCCTAACTCCCAGCTGGCAAACAGTTCTGTTACTGTTGGTTCTACTGGCATTGCCCTGGGCGGTAGTGCTACGACGATTGCTGGTTTATCTTCTATAACTTCTAATGCTGTTATAACTAATGACAACGGCTTTAGAATTAGAGACAATTCAGACAATACAAAACAACTTGCTTTCGAGTGCTCAGGAATATCTGGAAGCACAACAAGAACATTAACTATTCCAGATGAAAATGGAACACTTGTTACATCAGGAGCTATTGTTAATGCTGATATAAACGCTAGTGCAGCGATAGCAGGGTCAAAGATTTCCCCTACGTTTACATCAAATTTAACTATACAAAATACAGAACCAATATTACGTTTAGAAGATTCTAATAATAATTCTGATTTTGAATTAATAAATGCAAATGGTGTTTTTACTTTAAAAGATGCCAGTAATAGTGCTGCAAGAATGACCCTTAATTCAAGTGGTCAATTTGATTTTGAAGGAAATGTTGATTGCAACTCTGGTCTTGACGTTACAGGTGCTATAACTTCAACTGGAAAAGTACAAGCTGGTGATGATGTAGAAGTTGTAGTTGCAAGTGGTGATGCTTTTATATTGACAAAAGGTGGTACAAATCAAGGTCATTTAGTTAAAAAATCAGACAATACTACTGTCGCTGGACTAACTAATGGCGGTGCTGTTAGTGGAAGTGTTAATGATGCTGCTGTATCTGCCCCTGCTGGTGATTTAAAATTATTAGCTGGTGGTAGTAATGTAAGTTCAAATTTAATTGTAGATGTTACATCTAGTGGTATTGACGTAACAGGAAACATCACAGTATCAGGCACAGTTGATGGTGTAGATGTAGCAACTAGAGACGCATTATTTGGTGGCTTGACCTCTAGCTCTGGTGCACTGACTAACGGAGTAACAGCAACAACTCAATCTGCTAGTGATAACTCAACTAAGGTAGCAACAACAGCTTATGTAGATAATCAGGTTACATCAAATGTAGAGTTCTCGGATAATACTTTTAGAGTAAAAGATAATTCAGATGCTTCTAAAAAATTAGCATTTGAATGTTCAGGAATATCGGGCAGCACAACCCGAACTATGACTGTTCCAAATACAGATGGAACAATTAGCACAGAAAGTTTTGCTACTGCAATAGCAGTGGCTTTAGGATAGTATTATGGCAACCCAAGTACAATTTAGAAGAGGAACAACAGGTCAACATTCTGCTTTTACAGGAGCAGTTGGTGAAGTAACTGTAGATACTGAGAAGAAGACTGTTTGTATTCATGATGCATCACAAGTTGGAGGCTTTCCATTATTAAAAGAAGATGGAAGTAACTGTAATTTTTCAATAGGATCACTATCCAGTTGTGCTCTGAAGTTTGCAGGAGATCCTGATACAGGAATAATCAGTCCAGGTCTCGATCAAATATCACTAGTGACTGGTGGATTTGCAAGGCTTACAATAGATTCATCTGGTGTGGTGACAATTCCAGGGAATGTTACCATAAATGGCACTTTCAATGTGACAGGAACTACTGATCTTCCTGATCAACTCGCTCTCATACTCGCTTTAGGATAATATGGCAAACACCTTTAAAATTGATACTAAATCAAGTGTTGTTACAGACGCTGTTAGTAGTACTAACACTAACGTCGTAACAGCTGGTGGTTCAGCAACTCTAGTTCTTTTAAGTTGCTTAGTTTCAAACAAGACAGGAGCAAGTGCTCAGGTTGATGTTTATTTAGTAACAAACACAGGAGATGATATTTATATAATAAGAAACGCTCCAGTTCCTGCAGGATCATCATTAGAAATAATAAGTGGATCAAAAATAATTATGGAGTCAAGTGATGTCCTGCGAGTAAGGTCAGGGACAGCAACTGCTTTAGATGTAGCTGTAAGTTATCTAGAACAGACTTAAGGAGGTATAACAAATGGCTTTATCTCAAGTTCAATTAGAAAGACTACACACATCAGTTACTGATAAGATTGGTGAAAGAAAAAATTTAATAATTAACGGAGCTATGAAAGTAGCTCAACGTGGCAATGTATCTTCAGTTCAAAATGGCTATGGAGGTGCTGATAGATTTAGTTTTAGGAGTAGTGGTGCTGTTGTTGTAACACTTAGACAACAAGGAACTGGAAATTCACCCACTGATCAAGGATTTGGTTTCTGTCAACAATTTGATGTAACAACAGCAGATTCTTCTCTAGCTGCTACTGATTTTGCCAGAATTCAATACAGATTTGAAGGTCAAGACTTACAGCTATTAAAAAAAGGTACATCAAATGCAGAACAAGTTACTTTATCTTTTTTTGTAAAATCACCAAAAACAGGAACTCATATCGTAGAACTTGTAGATCAAGGAAACAGCCGTGCTGTGAGTTTATCTTATACTGTTTCTTCTGCAAATACTTATGAGAAGAAAACTCTTACTTTCCCTGCAGATACAACAGGTACAATTACCAATGATAATGCAAGAAGAATGGATTTGAATTGGTATTTAGCTGCTGGTTCTAATCTTACAAGTGGAACTTTACAAACGACTTGGGCTAGTACTACTGATGCTAATCGTGCAGTAGGACAAGTCAATTGTGTAGATAGTACAGATAATAATTTTTTTATTACAGGAGTTCAGTTAGAATTAGGAACCGTGGCAACAGATTTTGAGCATAGATTATTTCCAGAAGATCTTGCTTTATGTCAAAGGTACTGTTGTAAATGGGATACTGCTGGTGCAACTACTAATAATCACTCAAGATTTCCAACTGCATATAATCAAAATAGTTCATCAGCAATGATGTTCTTAACTCACCCTGTGCCAATGAGAGTCACAGATGGTAGAACAATAACTCATAACATTGGTGTAGTAGAAATATTGACACCTGGTAATAATACAAGCAGCCTTACATTAAGTGGTGATGGATCTTCTAATATGATTTCAGCAGTAAGTCTAAACTCAATAGGTTCGGTAACTCAACATGCTTTATGTGCACCTAGAGTCGGTTCTGGTCAAACAGATTGGTACATTATTATTGCTTGCGAATTATGAACATTACAAAAGTTACTCAAATAATTACATCACAAGAATCAGATGATATTAAAAGTCTGGTAATTCTTTATGATAATGGAGTACAATTTTCATTCCCTGATACTGATAAAGACAAATTAAATAATCAGCAACAGTGGGATGAAATACAAGCTTGGGTTGCAAAAGGAAATACTATTACAGTTCCTGATACAAGTCTTACTTGGGATGATATTAGATGGACAAGAGATCAAATATTAAAAGATACAGATTGGACAATGACATCTGGTGCAACTGTAGATCAAGCTCAGTGGGCTGCATATAGACAAGTTATCAGAGATATTCCTCAAACTTATAAAGACAAAACTCCTGATGATGTTGTCTGGCCAACACAACCATCGACAGCTGGTCCTAATACATAATCTAGAAGATTACTCCCTGTAAAATAAGAACAGAAAAAGAATATTGTAGTTAAACAGTCATGCCATATATTGGAAATGACATAAGGGCAAATGTAGATTACAAAACTATAGATGATATATCAGGTAGTTTTAATGGTAGCACTACATCTTTCGCTCTACAGGTAGGAGGTGTAGCACCTACTCCTTTTCCAAAGTACGAAACTCAGTTAATAATATCTGTCGGTGGTGTAATCCAGGAACCAGATTCTTCTGGCTCAACAGGATTCCAACTATCAGGAACAAATATAGTTTTTAGTTCTGCTCCTGCAGCAGGGGAAGTATTCTTTGGAGTGTTACTTGCCAGTGCAGATTATCTAAATGCTGGCGGAACATTTCCTGATGGAACAGTTGCAGTTCCTTCTATCACATTTACTGAAGATACAGATACTGGTTTCTTCAGGGTAAGTTCTGGACAGATTGGTATTGTTGCTAACGGAACGAAGATTGCTCAGTTCCCAACCAATACAGGTAGTTCAGGCCAGCTATTATCTACAGATGGAGCTGGTGTACTTTCTTATGTTGATGCACCATCTGGAGCAACTGGTGGTGGGTCTGACAAGGTGATAATTGAGAATGGAACAACAATAACAACTAACTACACAATCGGAACTTCATTCGGAGCCACCTGCAACGCTGGTAGCTTTGGACCTATTACAATTAATGCAGGTATTACGCTGACTATACCTAGCGGTTCAGTCTATACGGTGGTTTAAATTATGCCTATTGGAATTAACGGATCAGGAACAATAACAGGAGTCTCGGTAGGAGGATTACCAGACGGAATAGTTGATACAGATATGATTGCTGCTGCAGCAGTGACAGCACCTAAAAGAGGACCTTCTGCAATACTACAAATAGTTCAAAATGTTACAACTACTAGACTTTCAACTACTTCCACCACTTATGTTGCTTCTCCTCATACTGTAACTATCACACCAGTAGCAGCTAACAGTAAAATTTTATTAAGTTTTTCTGGTTGCGTCAATTCCAATGGAAATAATCACCGTGCATTTGTAGATATATATAGAAGTGTTAATGGAGCTACCGCTACAGGTATTGCACCAGTGGGGTCAGGTCAAACAGTTGGAGCAAACAATAATGAAGGATTTGTCGGTGCGGTTAGAGCAGATAGTAGTCGAGTACAATGTCCAACAAATATAGTTTATCTTGATTCTCCTAGTTACTCACTTGGTAATTCAATAGTCTATACATTATATGGTAGAAGTAACAACTCAGGTCAAACTATAGAAATACCGGCAACTGTTGAAGAAGACCCTTGGATTAATATGGCAACGGAGATAGCAGCATGATATATAGTAAACCAAACGCATTAAGTTCTTTAAAACCAAATACTCAATGGGCATGGATTGGTGATGAATATTCTGGTTTAACATGGCTAGATTCTGGAACAGCACCATCTGAATCTGAAATAAACGCTGAAGTTATAAGGTTAAATAATGCAGAATCAATGAGATTACTAAGAGAAGAAAGGGATAAAAAATTAGCAGCTTGTGATTGGAGAGCTAGTTCTGATTTAACACTTGCAGATAGTTGGAAAACTTATAGACAAGCACTGAGAGATTTACCTGCGTCTGCATCACCTAAACTAAATAGTAATGGAGATTTAGATATGACATCCGTTACTTTCCCAACGGAGCCTACATAATATGAGTTCTATAAAATTAACAGCTGATTCTGGAGGAGGAACATTTGAAATTAAGGCTCCAGCCTCTAGTTCAAATACCAGAGTATTAACTTTACCTGATGTAGCAGATACAACAGTGGCTACTGTAAATGGAATATCAATGTTTGATCAATATAGATTAACAACCTCATTTACTGGGACTAGTGAACCTATTTCTAGTAATATTGAAAGAGTTGATACAAACAGTCCAGCACTAATAGGTTCTGCAATGTCAGTGTCATCAGGAATATTTACTTTTCCTTCGACTGGTATGTATGAAGTATGTTTTTATCTTAAAGGTAGATTTAATGGAGATTCAAGATTTCATCTAGCTAATTTAATGGTAACAACTGATGGATCAAATTTTTCTGAAGCTGCAGCAGGAGCTAACAGCTATTACAATGGGGGAGCAAGTGTCCTTAGCTCTTGTGTAGCTAAAGTTTTCTTTGACGTAACAAATACAAGCACACATAAAGTTAGGTTTGATGTCCAAGTGAATAGTACTAATACAGAAACAGATGGACATTCAGATAGAAATTTTACTTATTTTACTTTCAAAAGAATTGGTGACACATAATGGACATTAACGGCAGACCAAATCATATAGAAGATTATCTTGTTACTGTTAGAACAGGGCAATGGTTCGGGTGGTCTAATTCTAAAAATAAAATTTATGCAAATTTAGTTGTGTATGATGGGGGTTCTAAGCCTACAGAAAAAGAATGTACTGATGGATTAACTGCAATCCAAACTTCATGGGATTTAGAACATGATAGTTATAGGACAAAAAGAAGAGAATCTTATGCCTCTCTAGGTGACCAGCTAGATATGTTATACAAAGATATTGTTGCAGGTAAACTAGATACAACGGGTACGTGGGCAACCCACATAAAAACAGTTAAGGACGCTAATCCAAAACCATGAGTACATTAAAAGTTGGAGGAATAAGAGGAGTATCAGCATCATCGGATGCGATAACAGTAGCTAATGATGGTACTTGTTCTGCCAATATTACTAATAATCTAAGTAATAGAAGAATAAATCATAATGGAGCTATGTTCGTTAATCAGAGAGGAAATGTTACCGGCATTACCGCAACTGGTTATAATGGACCAGACAGATTACGCACTACAATCTATGGTGGGACATTTTCATTTTCACGAGGTGATTCTGGTTCAACACTACCAGAATTTCCAAGATGTTTTAAAATAGATTGTACATCAGCAGCTTCCGCTCCTACTGGTACTCAAGAATGTAAAATAGGCTATGACATGGAAGGTGACGATGTTCAACAGATTATGTATGGAAGTAGCAGTGCTAAAAAAACTACTCTTACGTTTTATATAAGATCAAATAAAACAGAAACTTATACAGTATGGTATTACAGAACTAATGGTCAAAGAATGAATGCGGTAAATTTTAGTGTATCTTCTGCTAATACTTGGGAAAAGAAAACAATTACTATTGATGGAGATACTTCAGATCCTATAACTAATACTAACGATTCGGGAATAAAATTTGAGTTTGTATTAGCTAGTGGACCTGGCTTTAAGAGTGGAAGTGCATTAAATGGATCTTGGTCTGATCTTGTAAATGTAAATAGATATGTTGGTAATACGGGAAGCTTTGGACAAAGCACAGATGATGTTATTGAAATAACAGGAATTCAATTTGAAGTAGGCAGCGTGGCAACAGATTTTGAGCATAGATCATTTGGTGAGGAATTATTAAAGTGTCAACGATATTATCAAGAAGTGAGGGCTACTTCTATAACTGCTGCTAGTAGTAGTCTTACTAGATTTAATTGTCCATTAATGTGTGAAATGAGAGCAGAACCCTCTGTAGGAAAAGGTGGTAGTGGCAACATTAATGTTGGAGATATGGTTTCTCATGGTTCTAATACTAGTTCTACTCCAAGCAGTGATGGTTATAGTGGAGATAGACTTATGATGTCATGTTCAGTTGGTGGTTTTTCTGGTTTAACTCAATACAGACAATATTGCCATGAACTTAATTCTGATAAATTAGGTTTAATAGCTTGTGATGCGGAGCTTTAAATTATGGAAATTACTTACAAACGATTTAAAAATACCTATGGACAGGTAGTTGAAGCGGTTAACAAATATGAGGATGGTGTTCATGTTTGGTCTATTCCTTTTGACCCTGACAACCGTATGTATCAAGAGTACCTTGATTGGGTTGCAGAGGGAAATACAGCCGAAGCTGCTGATTAGACTGGTTAGTTAGTAAAAATAACAGTAGAATAAGTATATATAACATGAAAAATGTACAGCCAGAGGCCATCTAGATCGAGGAAAATACTTGTAGGTTCTTTAGGAATATTATTTGGACTGTCTCATCTTGCTTTGATACAGTCAACAGTCAATAAAAAAAGTAGTTTACCTCTAATAAATTTACCTGTAGGACCTTATACAAGTTACATAGCAAGTGTTACAGAGAAAGGATATACCATCAGATATAAATCTCATTCACCAAAGATAATTGAAACTGAAAAACATGTTGATAGACCAGCAGGGTTTCTTGGTATGGGTAAGTCAGAAGTAAAGACATATGAACAGTCAGTAGCAGGAGGAGGCTCTGGAAGCGTCTCAGAGGGCTCTGAACTAACTGCCAAGCAGATTGCATGTATCAAAGCAGAAGGCTCTGGAGAAGCTACAGGAAGGCTTGCAGCAGCCAGTCTAACTGCTCCTATAACTCCTGCTCTTACAGAGATACCTTATGTTGGATGGTTAGTAGCTGGATTCTTTAATATGTTTGGACAGAAACAGGGTGCAGAAATAGGTGGTCAGATGGCTAAAGACTTTAAAGACTGTTAGTGCCTGAGATCCAGACTATTGGGATAAGTTATATAGGAGTTAATTCGATTCCTTTACCTAATATAAATTTTTCAGTACCACAAACTCCACCTGTAACTTTATCTATTGGATCTCCAATAATAGATGTTCCAGGTTGTGTTAAATATAATCCTGCAAATAAAAATTCTATAGAACTTGTAAATCAAGATGAACGAGGATCTCGTGTCATGTGTGATGGTTCTGTACCTTGGTTTGAACCTATCAATTACGAGCCAGAGAATATGGTTTATGTACAGGAACAATCAGTTCCTCCTGTAGCTCCACCTCCAGAGACAGATACACCTCAACCTAATCTTGAAGATATACCAAATACTCCAAAGGAAGATGTACCCTGCCCTGGTCCTACAGACCAGAGGGTTGGTGATATGCGTAATGCTGAATCCAGGGAAAAGGTTGTATCCCATACGCTCTCTGAAGATGGTCAAACCTGTATAACGAACTATGAATTGACAGCACCTATTGAAAAGTATCTTCCTTCAACGTCACAAATAAGCACAACAGCTGCAATCGCTGTAGTAGCAACGGCTGCAGCTGCTTCTACACCCCTATTATTAAGGTTAATAAAGCCTTTATTAAAGCAAGCTACTAAGAAAATTAAGGGTTTATTAGGTAAAAAGATAGATAAACCTTCTCGTGCAGAAATAAAAACTAATCAATATCGTGAGAAGAAAGGACTACCACCTTTGAAGAAAAAATAAAACTTATTTTGGAATTTCGTGTTGATGATTAGGAATAACACCATGAGGATTTGTAACTACGATATCTGCACAGATTTGATATGCAGGACTCTTAGGATGGAATGATACTCCCAATTTTTTTTGCTCCGCACAATGCTTCAATCTTGAAATCTCAAAATCTAATCTTTTATTAGCAACCAGCTGGGTATGATATTGATTTTGTATATCAGCAGCCTTCAGACAGCCCTCATTATGACGCTTATCAAGAGGTATAGATAGTGTAGCTGAGATACCCCATCCAACATTATGATTGGATTTCTGACCTGTCCTGGTAGGTTTGTAGTAGAGTATGGCCCCTGGATTGTCTAACACACCATCATTGTCGGTATCTGAATTGTCGTACACTGGATCGAGCCATTCGCTTTGATAAGGTTCTTTCCATGAATCACTCAGAGTTACAAACGGAGTGATATTCAAGGTAGATCCCTGACACTGAACTCCATTACCATAAGTATTGGTTATATATGGTCCTTGTAATACCTGTATTGCTTGGTTAGTAACACTACCTGAACTGTTAGCTACAGGATTAGCAGTAGCACTGACACCACCTACTTCATTGGCATAGATGGGAGCACTGAATATGTTTAA